CCGTGGCTGGTGTAACCGTACCGGCTGCACACTGGGTAATTTTAATATCTACCTCCGTGCCGATTGAGTCGTATAACTGGTCGGGGTTCCAGTTGCTGGCATCGTCGTCGCCAAACAAAGCGGAGCCGCTAATAGTCCAGTTTTTGGCGCTGGTAACGTAGGAACGGAATACCGCGTCGTCTTTGCTGGTAACCTCGCGGGTTTCAGCGTTCATTTCAAAAGAGCAGTCGCTTTCTAAAGCGAAGCCTTTGTAGGTGCTACCGCCATCGGTAGAGAGTAGTACGCGGATTTCGCCGCCGGAAATACTTGCCATTTTTTTAGTGGTTTAGAATAAATATAAAATCTGCGGCCAATAGGACGCGTTCGTTAATATCGTCGTAAAAGAATTGTAGGCCGTCCATATACGCCTGGGTAAAAGGACTGTCTAGGGCTACGCCTAACGCATCTGCGGCGCACGCTTCACCCTCTAGGGTTCCGCTATCGCCTTCTACGTAGTCTTCATACATAGGCATAACGCGCGGGTAGTCGCGAAGTTGCTGGCGAATGTCGTCTAGTTCTTTTTGTGCGTCGTCTGCGTCTGCGTAGTGAAAGAATAGGGTAGCGCTTACATTTTCACTTCCACGCTCGTCTTTACTTTCGGTAACGTCTACGCCTTGAATAGTTATTACTATATGGTCGTCGGTCGTCCCTTGCGGTGCTGCTAACGCGTAAACGTCAGCTACTGCGGCTGCGCTTACTGCGTCGTAAACGTATTGTAGATAGTTCATCGTAGCACCGAAGTTATGCGTTTTTGAATATGACGCCGCATTAACTTTTGTGCTTTCTGCACTACGTTCGTGTTATCTACCGCTAAACCGATAAAGTCCTTCGGCTTGAAGTTCTTTTCCGTACCTCCGAATAACTGCCAAGTCGCATAATAAGCGCCTTTCTTTCTGCTATTGCGTAAGCCTACGACTACGTACGCTTTAGTAGTACCCTTGTTTGCCCACTTATTTATAGAGCCGTAAAGGTTATAGAATTTAGCACCCAAAGCGCTGCGGCTTTTCATGCGTACTCCTTTTTGCTCTTGGCTATCTGCGTAAGCCTGGCGGCGTGCTTCCGTAACTAGGGGCTGCGCCTCTTTTAAAAGCAATTTGCGCACCTCGCGAAAACGCATAGTTTCGCTTGTGCCTAATTTGCGTAGACGTTGGCGGAACTGGTCGAAGTTCTCGGTACGCCCCGACTGGCTGCGTAGGTAAACTTTAGATTGTGCCATTGTCGCGCAGTTTAGATTTAACTAAAATAAAGCGCTTTCGCCCTTCGGGCGTAACGGCAATAATGTCGTAATACTTACCGTTATAACCTACCTTCCAGTCGGCAGTAATAGCGGTTTGGTAACGCATGCGCCAGGTAATAAAATACTGGCTTTGCATTTGGTCGTTAACGAATAACTCGCTACCTACGGTACCCGTTTCGGGTATAACTTCCTGGGCGTAGAACTCCCCGGCGCTAGCAAAACTGCGCTTAACCTGGCCGCTAGCGTTTACGCTGGTGGTTGGTTCGTATAGGGTTACGCGTCGGTCTAGGGTCATGCAAAATTCCTACGGTAACGGAATACGATACGATCAAAGAAACGCGGGCCGACGTTGTAGGGCATATCGTCGCCGAAGTCGTACCCGAATTTCACACGCTGGTAAATAGCGTGAATTAAGTCTTTAGGCGCTGCGGCATAGCCAGCCGTATAGACGATAACCATACGGTCGCCCTCTTCGCCAATAGAAGGGCTAATAACGCCGTCGAGTATTTCGTACTCGGTGTCGGCGGTTGCTACTCCCTCTACGTAAACCGTAACTGAAGTAACGCTACCTAGCGGCCAGTAGGGAAGCTCGTAAGAGCTTGCCCATACTGTGTCGCTGGTAATGTTTGCACTACCTACTACCACGTGCGCGTAACTCAAAGCCTCTTCGCACGCTGCCTCATAAAGGAACGTTAAAAGGTTGTCATCGTCGCTACCATCTACCCGGCAAAAGGACTTAAGCCCGGCTAGGTCGATGGCTTGCGGTGTGTATGTAATGCTATTCGCCATTTTAGATAGTAACGTCGGTTGCCAAAGCAAATGAAGCGTCGCGCAATACTGCTACGTCCATAAAGCGCTCTACGTATACTTCTACGATTGAAGACTTCATGTTAGTATAGGGGTCTACCATAAGAGTAGCGCCACCCCAAAAACCAATCTGCACGTCGCTGAAGTTACCGAACAAAATGCCGTAGGTGTCGGGCGTTCCGCTGGTCTTCTTGGAAAGGGTCGTATTGTAGATGTTGTAGCCGTTAGCAGTTTTAACTGGGTCAAGCATACCTTCTACCAAGAAACGACCGCTACCAGCGTCGACCTTGGTCTTCTTCAATTTAGCCACTACGTTAGGGTGAGTAACATAGGCCAAACGTCCGTCCAAAGCGTCGGCGGCTGCCAAAGCTGCTTCCATGTCTACCAAGTCGTCGAAAGAAATAGCGCCCAAAGTCAAGGCTTGCGCAGCCAATTCGGTGTAGATGCCGGAAGGTTGGTTAGATGCACCAGTACCGTTAAGTACGGCGTTCTCCAAACCTTTGTTAAATGACAAGTTGAGCTGGCCAATAATGCGCTGCTCAATGCCGCGGCTATACTCTTGGCGCAACAGTTGGTTAGACATAGACGCAGTAATTACGGCACGCTTGGGGCTCATAGTTACTTTGTCAAAGTTGATGTCTTGTGCGCTATCGGTTCCCGTTTCAGTCTGCCAGTTCAAAGAGTAGCTAGAAGTCTGCTTGGGGAAGTCTACGTTACCTACCAAGTTATCGGCTACGCTGCAAAGGTTGAGCATAGGCGTATTGGGGTACAAGAAGTCTACGTAACGGCCGGGCTCGGTAAATACCAAGTCGGAACCGGTGGTAGCACCTCCGGCAGTTTGGGTACGCTTGAAAAGGAATTCGGGCAAGTTTACGGCGTGAGAGTCGCGGTAGTCTTGGTTGAGCTTGCGCTTTTCGTTAATACCTTCCTGGTTTACTTCAGCTTCTACGCCAGTAAGTTTACCGTTACGGGCCTCGTTAATGGCCTTAACGATATTGAATTTAGCCAGGTCGCGCTCTTCGGATTTAGAGAGCTTGCCCTGGACTGCGGAAGCATCTACGAAATTCGCAGCGCGCTCCTCGGTGTTTTCTACGTTTTCCACGTTTTCGGGTTTTGTTTCAATTACTGGTTCCGCCAGTTCGGGTTCTTTATATTCTTGTTGTGCTGCCTCCAAGCTGCGAAGAGCTACGGAAGTAGTAGGGTTTGCGCCACGGGGCGTAAGGCTAATATCGTAAATTTCGCCTACCTCTTTAATAACGCGTAAGGGTTTTTCGCTGCGTACGTCTAGCCATTCTTCGCTCTTTACGGTGAATGCCCAGCTTGCCTGGTCTACGTCCCCACGTCCTACAAGTGTACGTACTTCGTTACCCGTCGCGGTGTCGGGAAGTTCGAAACCGAACTTTAAGCCCGTTTCGTCGGTGGTAAGTTCTAGGGTTCCTTTACCTTTATTTCTTCGGGCCAGTACCTTGTCGTAATCGTGGTTGTATAGAGCATGGATGTCGTAAGCGTCCAAGTTATCGAAGGCGCTACGCTCGATGCGTTCCCTAAAAGAACCCATGTCATATTCTCGAAAGTTTGCGGCATATCCGCTAACGTTTCGTCCTTCTCCATCATTGGGCAGCGGTAGGCTGCGTGTTTCCTTGTTGTCCATTGTTTACGTCATTTTGTGGACTCATGTGCATAGGCTTGTTATATACGTCCCCGTCAGCAATAGGGGCTAGCCCTTCTTCCTTACGGATTTCGTTAGCGCTCATTACCCCGATATTCCAGTAACTTACGTTACGTTGTACCTGGGTCATAATGTCGCCACGCATAAGCGCTCGCATGTCCAAGTTAAAGCGGCGGTTCCCGTTAAGAACCTTCGCCGTAAATTCCATTTCAATAAGTTCTACTAACGGGCGGATGCAGTCAGTAACGAACTGGGCGTTTTGTGCCTCAATACTATTTGAATAGCCGGCGCCTTCCATGTGGCCTACCTTATGCGGTGGGACCTTGTAAAGGCGGCAAATCTCTTCTACTCCAAAGCGCAGCGTTTCTAAAAACTGGCTTTCGCGCATGCTCATAGCTACGGGCTTGTACTCCGCACCTTCGGTAAGTACCGCCGTACCTCCGGCGTTATCGCCAGCGTAACGAGCGTCGAACTGTTGGCCAATTTGGCGAACGCGGTCAGCGTCGCGAATAGTACCCTGGATTTGAAGAATGCCCTTTGGCGTAGCACCTCGGCCGTAGAAACTGCCAAGGTGTTTTGTAGCCGCCATATTGGTACCAATAGTTTCGCGGGCGTAGGTAATCGGGCTTACGCCTTGTATGCCGTCGAGCGTCCAGAGTTTAAGGTGGATAATTTGGCTAGGCTCTAGGTTCAGCTTAACGCCGTTGGTTAAGTGTACCTGGTAACGAAGTTGGCCGTTTGTTGTGTCAACCGTTACTAGGTCGGTGTCGACTAGCTCGAACCCGGCAAGGCTAGCGCCGTTACGCATAGGGAGTACGTAGGCGTTCCCGCGTAATAGTAGCTGGGTAAGCATTGCCTTGCGGAAGGCGTAAGAGTTGTAGCTACTATTTGGCGAAATGCGTACCATATCGTCGATAGAGCCAGGTACGTAAACCGTACCTTCTTCCGTTTCACGCACTAGGCGAAAAGGAAGGCTGCTAATAGTGTCTGCGATAAGGTTAACGCACGCGTATACCGCGGCGACCTTCGGCGCATTTGTGCTACTTACATTCTCACCGGCGGTAGTGCCGGTGCCTCCAAAAAGGTTAATAAGCCAGGGACGGGGATTAATTACCCCCGAAATACTGCGCTTTACTCGGTCGTAAAATGAAGCCATACGTGCGCGTAAAGTTTACAAAATAAAAATTAAATATACAAATTTAAACGAAAATAATTTCTTCCGTGTCGTATGCGCTTAATCCCGTTTGCGCATTGTGTACGTAACCAGCCATAGCCGTAAGTACTGCCGCGGTGCCGTCAATGCGGTCGGGTGCCTTGTCCTTTTGAAAAGTCCAGTTGTCGTTCTTGTCTATGTGTAGGCTAGTGTTCGCTATCATCCAGGCGGTAACGGGGTTGCCGTCGTGCGTTATATTGCCCGTTACTACGCTACGGTATAGTAGCTTCATGGGTTCGTTAATCATTAGTGCGCTTTGCCGCACTTCATAGCAAAAGTTCTTACCGTAGCGCTGGCGTAGTGTGTCCACCGTTTCGGCTGCGTTCCATGGGTCAAAAAATATGCCCTCTACTGGGTGTTCGTTTATAATGCGTTCTATAATAGCCAGGCGGTGGGCCGTGGTCGTTACTTCGCCTTTTACTATTTCTAGGTTCCCATTCTTGGCCCAGTTGCGCACTAGGTTCGGGTACTTGTTCTTGCGCTTGGCCATAGCGTGGTCAGTTATTTGGTAATACTGCACCGTATGGAACTTTTCGCCATTAAAGTACAATATGGCGTAAGCCGTAAAGTCATTTACCGCGGCCAAGTCAACCCCAAGAAAGCAGCGCCAGTTATTTACGTTGGTCTTTTTGTTGGTGCATTTAAGCCATTTCGCTAGCTCTATATAGGGTTGAGCGCTGCCCGCCCATTGGTTTAGGTGCAGCTTACGTAGGCTTAATAGCGTCGGTTCGTCGTGCTTCGCCGTGTTGCTTAACTCTTCCAAGTACTTTAAGCTCACCGTTACCCCTAGACTCGGATTAGCCTTTGCCCATACCTTCGGGTCGTGTGGGTCTTCGTTATCTTCTGCGCCGTATATAATCGTCAGCCAAGACGGGTCTATTTCGGGGCGTTCTTGTACTTGCTTGGCGTATTCGTGCCACTTGTGCGCGAATGTATAAGCGCCACCCGCGGTAGTGATAGCCACCATTTTCGAAGGACGTGCCGCCATTGAAGTACGCAGCGCCTCCCATAAGTCCGGCCCCTTTACTTCATTCCAGGCATGTATTTCGTCGC